GTATCTCAACGGGTCAAGCTGATCTTTCTGGTTGGAAGGTCAAGCGTGACCTACGTTGGCTGGACGACTGTCCGTTACCTTCAAATGAAGTTTTCATGAGAGTTGAGGAGAAGCGCTATGCTGCATAAGATTCAAACCTACGACCGGCACAGTACCGCTCCCTTAGAAACGATCATTGCGGAGATTCTCGCGAGCTCGCACCTCGTGAAGACGACCGTCAAGACCGAGGTCAATGGCCAGCGAGTGGGAATTGACTCGCTGCGGCTGCGCACCTTCGCTCACAAGGGCTGCAAGTGCGTCAAGTGTGGGCTGGAAGCGGCGCACTTTGCCGTTGAGCGCGACTTGGCGACAGCCGCCCGTGGTGGCAACTATCACCTGAACCTCTGGGGCGTCAAGGACGGAGTTGAGGTTCTCTTCACCCACGACCACATACTCGCGCGCGGGCTGGGCGGTAAGGATCGCATCGAGAACACCCAGACGATGTGCTGCTTCTGTAACTGGGAAAAGGGTGAGGTCGAGCAGCTCCTCGCTCAACAGCTGAGGGCACAAAAGTGATCGACCAGATCCTTGACCTCATGACGCCAGAGGACATCCTCGCGAAGACCGAGTTTGACAAAGCCTTCCCGATCCTCCCGGAGCGCTTCCCGACTTTTGACCACCTGCTGGAGTACAAGCGTGAAGTCCGTGATCTAATTCTGCTCCCGGTGAAGAGCGACGAGATGAGGGCTCACTACAACTCTCTCGACAAGGCAGTTCTGTTGAAGGACTTAGCCGAGAAGATGGGTGACTGCCATCTCTACTTTGACGCTAACGAGTATCCTTACTTGGTACCCGAGGGAACTGATCAGCAGATCCTCTGGATTCGCGACCCGAGCGCTTCCCGTCAGATGATCGCCACCTACCTCGCCTTCCTCGTGAAGATGGGTGACCTGCCGAGCAAGCTCGACGAGGTGATCCTCTTCGAGCGCCCGATGAGAACCGAGACAAAGCTGGTCAAGGGTACTTTCCCAGCGATGAGACACCTCCACGTTTGGACGAGAAAATCATGAAGATCGAAGACGTCAAGAAAGTCATTTTGCCTGATGACCTGGATGAGGTTATGGATGAGCTCGATCAAGTTGACGGATTGTTCGACGCGATCGTCATCTATGATTCTGAGTTGGTTGCGGTCTTGCGTGAGATGCAGATCGTTTCTCAAAATTCTCGTGGTGGGTGCGCGGCTGGCCCCTTGCATAAAGAGTTCTACAAGCTTGATCTTGAAGAGATCGTGCAGAAGATCGTTGAATTTTGCAAGGCTCGTGGAATCACCGTGAAGCGTGAAGTGATCACGGTCTCGTACGTGGATCTGTGCTGAGGAGCAAAACTTGAAGAGCAAGAGCGGAAAGGTAGAGTACCGTTGCCCAATGTGCGGGTCACCGCACATCTCAGGGCCCTTCACCATGAAGAGTCAGAAGTCAGGTGAGTGCAACGAGTGCAGCACTTGGTGGCCCTGGCGCGAGCGTATCAAGTTCTCGCTGATAAAGCCCCGCGGTGACTGGATCTCGGTCCAAGCCCATCTCCCCCTTGCGGATGAGTGGGTACAGGTTTACGAGGACGATGATGACAACCCTCAAGAAGCGTTCATCGGCAAGCTGTACCACGGCAAGGTCCGCAAGCGCGTGACGCCAGCTCGCCTGCTCAACGTTGACCGAGAAGGCTACCCGATCTGGTACCTGTGCTACGTCGGTGGCGGTCCCGTTTGTCACGTGCGCAACGTGACTTACTGGCGGCCGCTCTCAGCTCCACCAGATCTTTCTTGTTTACAGGCTTCCCAAGGTGTGATACAATAGCACGAGACACGACAAGGAAAAACAATGGCACAGCTAGTTAAGTTCCCCTCAATAGATCAATTTCGCACGGTCGTCAAGAACGTGCGTGACCGCTGGAACCATAATGGTCAGCCACTGCCGAAGCTGAACTTCAACGGCACCGTGAAGCTGCACGGCACGAACGCCGGCGTCGTGAAGGATCCGCGCACCGGCGAGATCTGGTGCCAGTCCCGCGAACAGATCATCACTCCTGAGAAGGACAATGCTGGCTTTGCCCGCTTCATAGACGAGCTCGGGTGCTTCGACCGTTACTTCAACGTCGCCGCAGGCGTCTACGGAATGAACAACATTCAGCCCGGTGACCTCATTGGCATCTACGGCGAGTGGTGTGGCCAGGGTATCCTGAAGGGCTGCGCGATCCACCAGCTGTCGAAGCGCTTTGTGGTCTTCGGCATCAAGGTCTACACGCCCGGCGCGACGACCGATGACGCCGTACTGACCGGTACCTCGCGCTGGTTCAATCCGGCCCAGCTCTTGACGGCTCACGAAAAGTTCATCAGTGAAGTTGACCCGGAGGTCGCGCAGAAGGTCTTCTCGATCCAGCAGTTCCCCTCCTGGAACATCGAGATTGACTTCTCGAACCCCGAGCTGATTCAGAACTACCTCGTGGAGCTGACCGACGCCGTCGAGAAGCAGTGTCCGGTGGGTAAGAAATTTGGCGTCGAGGGCATCGGTGAGGGCATCGTGTGGCGCTGCGTCTCGAACTTCGAGTACCCGCGGAACTCTGGTTCTGACGTGAGCATGGTGAAGATCAAAACCTCTGATTTGGTCTTCAAGGTCAAGGGCGAGAAGCACTCTGACACCAAGGTCAAGGTGACGGCTTCTGTTGACGTTGAGAAGGTTCAGAACATCAAGCAGTTTGCCGAGAACGTCGTAACCGACCACCGCTGTGAGAAGATGATCGAGAAGCTTAAGGAGCAAGGTCTTACGGTTGACGTCAAGAACACCGGAGCTTTCCTGAAGCTGGTCGGCGCAGACGTCCTGAAGGAAGAGTCTGACGTGATCGATGCTTCTGGACTTGAGCGTAAGGACGTGATGCCGGCAGTGAACAACGTGGCAAAGAACTGGTTCCTGTCTCTCGCCAAGTCCTCGCCGCTGTGATCAAGCTTCGCAACCTCTACCTGGGGTTGAGGGATCAACTCCCTCTCTCCAGGTTCTTCCGAAACTTCTTCGTGACGGGAAATGTTCGTGGACTCTTTCACTTACGCTCTCACCAGCGAGAAGACGGAAATACCAAGGTAGCCTACCCTACCAAACAGTCTGCGACCAAGGCTGCTGCTTCAATGAGCAAGAAGCACGGAGTGCACTTCAGCAATTACAAGTGCATCTTCTGTGATGGCTACCACCTCGGTAAGAATCGAGACAACAAAAAGAAAGAGGGAGCCTAGGCTCCCTCTCCTTCCCATCACTAGAAAGTTTTATACTTTCTTGAGCGCCATCTTCATGAACATGATGGCGCCGTCTATTGCCGCACGCGGCTCGGTGCCTTCCTTTTGTTCACCGCGCTTGAGTGCTGCATCCAACTTTGCCTTGTCGTACTTTCCGCCGGCTAACACACCGTCGATGAACTCCCAGAATGGTTTGTCCAGCTTCTTGTAGACTTCATCAGCGACTACTTGTGGAACTTCCTCGTAGTTTGCAGCTTGAATCTTTGTCGCGAGCTTTTCGAGCGCAGTCTTGAAGTCACGGTAGTCATCTGGACCAGGCATTGCTGCTTCGAAGATGAGTCCTTCCTTGACTACGTCGGTCTTCTTCAACTTCTTAAGACCCTCGATCAGGTTGTCGATGAACTTCTTCATCTCATCGATCGTCTTGGTCATCTCGACGTAATCCTTCTCGAACGCGTCGGTCCAAGTGTTATCTTTCTGCATCTGCTTGCGACGATAAGAGATCCCCGTGTTCTTTTCCTTGTTGACCTTGTTGACGGCAGCGATCAACTTGTCATACTGACCCTCGAGCTTGCTCGTGAGGTCAGCAAGCTCACCTTCCTCGTCCTTGATCTTGGTCTCCTTCAACCAATATGTCAGCAATCCGTGTGCGTCGTGGTGCTCAGCTACGCTTGACACTGTTTCCAGTTCATCGATCGCATTGTCGATGCGAAACTCGCGGCGGTCAACCTTCGAGAAGTACTTGGACAGAAGCTTCTTGACGAACTCTTCCAAATACTCTTCAAGAGCAGTTTCCACCTTTTCTTCTGGGGTGTACTTGCTGAAGCCCTTGTTCTTCAGTACGGCCGGCATGTCACCGTCGTTGTAGTAGCGGTAGTACTGGTTGATGACGGTGTCTTTGCGCTTCTTCTCAGCGTCGGTGAGGATGTCCTTGTCATACATCCAACGCAACAGGTCGTCGATGCGCTTGATCTTGCCTTCCCAAGCCCGGCGCGGTTTTGCTTCATTCAGCAGTAAAAGTTCTTGTAAGAGTTCCATCGAGTAGCTCCAGGCTAAAATTGATGGCTTATTTATTGAGGAGGGCAGAGAGGAAAGGCATAAATAGTCAAAACATACTAGGAGCATGAGCTCATGGCTTTTCTTAGCGGCATTCCGGACAGTAAACACCTTCTTTGGGTAGACGGACAAGCGGTCAATCTGACCTTCACTCGAGCGAACCTCGTCACCGCTGGTAGCTTCGTCGCCGGGCAAGAGTACCTCATCAACTCGCTCGGCAATACCGACTTCACGACGGTTGGTGCCCAGAACATTCCTGCGGGCTCCTTCGTCGTCGGCCAGACGTACGTCATCAGCTCGGCTGGCACAACCGACTTCACGACGATCGGTGCACAGTCAAGCGCGGTCGGCACGACGTTCACCGCGACCGGCCCAGGTGCCGGCACCGGTACTGCGCTCAATCAGATCTTCACCGCGACGGGGACTGGAGTTGCCGGTACAGGTACTGCCGTCACTCCGTCAACTGGCATGTCCGGCACCGCCGGCATCGTCTCGTGGAACCTGCCTAGAAGCCAAATCACCGGTTCGACGAACATCAATGTCTACAACGGCATCTTGATCACCTGCTCGTTTGCCGAGATCAACCAGTCAAACTTTCCGACTGACACGGTAAAGTACTTGGCTTCACCGAGCTTGACAGGTGGCAGCATCGCCACACTCGGTGCCATCACCCCGGGAATTAGCTACGCTCCTGGCACTTACACCAATGTCGCTTTGACAGGCGGTTCCGGTAAGGGTGCAGTCGGTGACGTCGTTGTCGGCCCACTTGGAACGGTCACCTCCGTCACGATCACGAGCCCAGGCACCGACTACGAGCCATACATTCTCTTGAACGCGACTCCAGGTGCTGTCCCGCTCTACTCTGGTGACGTGCTCTCGGCGAACCTACCCTCGCTTCCTGGAATAGCCGGCTCCGGCTTTACCGTGCAAGTCGGTACGGTCAACTTGGTCGCCGACATGATCGGCAATGCTCAAGCCGTCGGCGCGTTCTATAACGACACCAGCACGACCTCGCTGATCGTGACCGGCCTGCAGCCTGACGTGCCGTACTTCTTCTCGGGACATGTCGTCTCGAACGCGCTCACCTATTACACGTACGGTGTGCAGTCCTACGCGAACATCAACGTTGCCGCCCCAGGCACCTTTGCGAACGACCTGCCGAAGTTCTTCGGTCCTCCGGCGAATCCCGTCAACGGTCAAGTCTACTTTGACGAAAACCAGAAGCTCGTCTTCGTCTGGGATGAAGCCAACGCGATGTGGCAACCCACGTCACCGTCGAACGTTCTGACCAATACCTTTGATCCAGTCCCCGGCCAGATCGGCTTGCCAGTCGGCTACCCGGTGCTCGGTGACTTCTTCTACAACATCTCACAGCGCCTCCTGAAGTGCTGGGACGGTTCACAGTGGAACGCCGTCGAGACGACCCCTGGCACAGTGATGACCGACAAGCAGGACGTCGGCACGGACCTGACCTACCAAGCTCGTGCTCGCATGATCGAGTCCCTGAAGAAGCAGCTTGGCTTCCCGGTCGTCTGCGTTGAGCTGATTGAAGACCACTACAACATCGCGATCGACCAGGGGCTCAACGAGCTGCGCCAGCGCTCTGACTCTGCGTACATTCGCCAGTACTTCTTCATGCAGATCCAGAAGTTCCAGGACATCTACTACTTCAACGACCCAGCGTACGGCACCGACAAGATCGTGGACGTTCTCGCGATCCACCGCTTGAACCTGCTCGGCCTGGTGAACTTCGCGCCTGACAATATCTACGCGCAGCAGTTCTTGAACCAGTTCTACGCGCCTGGCGTCTCGTACGACCTCGTGTCGATCCACCTGATCAACCAGATGTCGGCGGTCTTCTCGATGGTGTTCGCCGGCGAGGTTGCGTTCAACTGGCGTGAAGCCACCCGCCAGCTGCAGATCTACAAGAAGTTTGCTTCTCCTGAGAAGGTTATCATCGAGTGCTCCGTGGAAAAGCCCGAGCAAGAGCTGCTCCAAGACCGCTGGGTTCGCCAGTGGATCACACAGTGGGCCAAGTCGATCTGCTTGTCGATCCTGGCCAACATCCGCGGCAAGTACGCGACGCTGCCTGGACCCGGCGGTAGCTTGCAAATGAACGCCAGTGACCTGATCGCCGAGGCGACCCGCTTACAAGACGACTGCCGTCGCCAGATCCAAGACTTTGAGGTCGGTCAGAACGGTCCTGAGAGCTTCTACATGCCGTTCTTCAAGGGGTAAGCATGAAACTTTGTCACCTTTTTGAGTCTGAGCGAAACGTCGCCTTGAAGGACATCTTCACGTACCAAGACAACTCAGACCTTGATCAGGATCACATTGACTCCGTTGCTCAAGATTTCGAGGCCGGAGAGCACGTAGAGCCGGTGTTGGTTCGTGAGCTAACGGCAAAGTTCAAGCAAGACTTGAAGAAGCTCAAGGAAGAGCTGTCAAAAACGACAACTCACAAAGAGTATGCCGAGAACATCGACCCGAGAATCTTCACGACGACAAAGAAGTGGATGTTGATGGACGGCAACCATCGTTTTCTCGCAGCAAAGAAAGCCAAGAAAGCACAAATTCGAGCTGAGATCTCAACGATCTCTCCCAAGGACTTCGTGAACTTTCTCCACTTTGGGTATGAATGATGGCTAATCCTCCGAACGCTAACGATCCAAGCACTCGCGTAAACGACACGACGCAGCCGCCGAACAATGTCTTCCAGAACGACGCGACGAAGACGAACCCCAACGTTCAAAACGGCCGCTACGTTGCACCGAACTACGAGAAGGGCACGTTTGACCTCTCGACGTCCCAGTGCGCCGAGACGGACTCGAACTACCTGGCGAGCTTGATGTCAGAAGCGCTGAACATCGCTGCCGGTCCGGTCAACGTTTTCCCGATGCTCGGTGTCCACAATCAAGGCTCCACGATCGACCAGCCTGGCTACGGCTTCCCGGTGTCAGGCGGAACTGCAGCCGGTTACAACACGACCAACGCGTTCACCACCCTCACCCAGAGCGCTTGGCGCTCGGTGCAGACCGGCGCGGCGGTCATGACGACTCCGGCATACATCGGCTATGACTTTGGCACCAAGAAGGCTTGGGGTGGCACCACTGAGCGCTACTACCCGAGCGTGCCAGTGCGCGTGCAGATCTCGACGCTGAAGATCAAACAATCCGCTGACCCGACGAAGCGCTGCACTCAGATCCGCATTGAAGCCTCGGATGACGGCGTGACTTGGCAGCGCGTGGACGTGCTCACGATCCCTGACGTCGCTGACCTTATCACCTTGGGCATCCGCTCGACCGCGGCTTACAACAAGTGGCGGCTCGTTCCCTCCTTCTTCTCGGGCGTTGCGGCAAACCAGCCCTGGGAAGTACTTGAGGTGCACCTGTTAGAGTCATCCCAGATCAACCTCGACAACATCGAGGACTACGAGCTGCTGGAAAACCGCGCTCGCGCCTACAGCCACGTCTCCACGTTGCTCAAGTGCACGTATGACCTGCTTGACGTCCAAACCGAGCTGGCAAAGTTCGGTATCAACTTGCCGGTCACCTACATCTTCACCACTAGCTTCGCCGACATGGTCCTGAAGCTAGGTCGCCCGGTCGTCATCGGCGACGTCGTTGAGCTGCCAGGTGAAGTTCAATTTGACCCACAGCTTCGTCCGGTCAGACGTTGGCTAGAGGTGACCGATGCTGGTTGGTCTACTGACGGCTACACTCCGAACTGGCGCCCGAACCTCTTCAGGTTCTACGCGCAGCCCTTGCTGGAGAGCGTTGAAGTCAAGGACCTGCTCGGTGTTCCAGGCAAGGTTAACCAGGCTCAATCTGACAATGACTTCGTCCTGAACGGCCTGCTCCAGAACGACCAGGCCTACGGTGCGATGGCCGCGGTCGAGCAAGATGCGCTTGACTCCGCTCCCCAGTCTGGTGAGGACACTCAAGACCTGCAGTCTGGATCACCGCTGCTTGACAACAAGGTCAATGCGTACGACGGCAACGACCTCTACGCCGAGGACGCGCTTCCGCCGAACGGTGCTCCATATACCACTGGCGACGCGTTGCCAGACCCGAGCACCATCTCTGACGGACACTATCACCGCCAGACTTACACGAACGTGCCGTACCAGATTAGGCCAGAGGATCGCCTGTTGCGTTGGTTCGCTGGCATCCAGCGCTGGAAGGTTATCGAGATCAACTCTCGCGACGTGCCGCAGTCGCACAAGAAGACGATTGGTCAGTTCATGTCGTCTTCGACGAAGCTCGATCCAGACGTCAAGATTTAATATGATACCTGTAAATATCTTCGTCTCGATGCCACTACCCTTTGGGGGACTGTAATGTGAAGTTGAATGAAATTCTAACAGAAGAACTGCTTGATGAGAAGATCAAGTTGAGACATGTGCTGGCTGGAGCGGCGCTCGGTGCCGCTCTTGGAACTGGCGGGGTTGCCGCTGTCAAGCATGAAACCCCAACTCAAGCTGCTCGAGAGATGTCCGGCAAGATCGGACACCACCTTAGTAAGACGACTGGTAAAGTAGAAGATCGCGTCAAGGATCTCACTGCCCGGGTGCTCTCTAAGTTCAAGCACAACGTGAAGCCTGAGGAAGCGAAGAAGATCGTGACGATCGCGATCAAGAATGAGACCCCTCACTTCAAGGCCGAGGACATGCTCGCCATGATCAGCGTCGAGAGCGCGTTCAAGGAGAAACAGCACGGACACGAGATCAAGTCAAAGCTCAGACACGATCCGGCGATCGGCCTGACGCAGATCCGTCCAGCTGCCTGGAACTTGAAGCCGTCCGACCTTGACACCCCTGAGAAGCAGATCAAGAAGTCTTACGAGATTCTCGAGAAGACTCGGAAGATGGTAGGAGACAACAAGGACGCGATCTTCCACGCTTATAACGTGGGAGTCAAGAACTTCAAGCGCAAGAAACACTTGAATTATTCATACCCGCAGAAGATCAAGCAAGAACTGAAGAGATTTGAGACATGAAGCTGATCGAGATCAAACCAATTGAAGAGACGACCACCAATGCATTTGACTCAAATGCGAACTATGACCCGCCTCACATTAGCCCGCAGGTCAAGACGTGCAGCTGTTCAAAGCAGGTGCAGGACCTGATCAAGGGTTGCACGAAACAGAATTGTCCACGCCGCGCGAGCTATCATTCGAAGCAAGTAGGCAGTCACGGCAGAACGATGCACGCCGTCGACAACGTATCTAGCAAGCTGGACTGACCATGAAGCTCACGGATCTATTTGAAGCTCGTTCAAAGGTGATCAAGACTCCACACGCGTATCTCTCATACTCGTGGAAGCCAGATCTTTTGGACGAAGAGAACGAAGATTACCTGCCGTTAGGGTATAACCCAAAGAAGGTCTTGTACTTAGACGTGATTCACGTGCTTGGGGCTTCAAAGGGAGCTCCACAGCGCAAGGGCTACGGCACGGAGATCATGAAGAAGTTTCTTGCCACACCAGACGCGAAGAAAGCCGAGCTCATCTATCTCGACTTGAACCCGTTCACTGGTGAAGAGCGCGTCAACCATACCGATTACAAGCGACAAGAAGAGATCAAGGACGGGCTTGAGATCTTCTACAAGAAGTTCGGCTTCAGAAATCGTCGCCGCCATGGTCGCATGTGGTTGGTTCAAAAGGGAGAGATCCCAACCAATCAACTTCCAGAGTAACGCCAAGTGATCCGCAATTACTACTACAATAAGCAACTCAAGAAGTTCATCGTGGGTTTCGCGAACGTCTTCTCCGGCATGCAGGTTTACGGCGGATTGGACGGAGCAGGCCAGCCTGTTTTCATCAACGTGCCGGTGCGCTACGGCTCTGGTGACCGCGTGGCTGGCGCGATCGCTGCCGGCAACACACAGAACAAGCAGCACACGCTGCCGATGCTCGCCTGTTACATGACTGGCCTTGAACTAGCTCCTGACCGCATGCACGGCGTCAACCAAGTTGACCGTCGCACGTTTCTCGAGCAAGGTGGCATCTTTCCTGACGATGTTAAGGCGATCCAGCGAGTCATGCCGATCCCCTACAACATGCAGATGGAGCTTGCGCTCTATGCTTCCAACACCGACCAAGCATTCCAGATCATCGAACAGATCCTGATCTTGTTTGATTACGACATGCAGCTCCAGTTCAATGATGCTCCATTTGACTGGACGAAGATCGCCAAGATCTTCCTCCGCGCGATCACGAACGAGGAGAACTATCCAGTGGGCACTGACCGGCGCGTCATCCAATGGACGTTCCAATTCGAGCTCCCCATCTGGTTATCACCTCCGATAGAGGTGCGCAACGACCTCGTGCAGAGCATCAAGCTTAGGATCGGAGACCTCGATACGTTGACACTCGACGAGATCGACGCAAACGGTAACTTGTCTCCGTTCGGTGTAACTTTGGCAGAGTTTACCGTGACCGACGGCACGAATGCCACGATTAATCCACCTGATCCTGGTGGTTCTCAACCAGTGAACCCCGGCGGGATGTCAAGTTGATGAAGTTTGAACCATTCCGGATAAATAGTCTGGTCTACAAAGGTGCAGTGCACCACTAGGAGAAACTGAATGGCAACTCTCGCACAAGTCGGTATTGCAGGCGTCGGTAACGGCATCCTTCAACCAAAAGCAAAGAACCGTTGGAGAGCTCTCTTCACCGGCCTCGGCGGCGTGTCTGGAGCATCTTCCGGCATCCCAAACGACCTGTCGCTGCAGGTCATCACCACTACTCGTCCGAGCCTCTCGTACGAAGAAGTTCAGCTCGATCGTTATAACTCCCGCGTCTACGTTGCTGGTAAGCACACGTTCGAACCTGCAACCCTGACGATCGAGGACGACATCACCAACCGTGCGACCCACGCGATCCAGTCTCAACTGGAAATGCAACAGCGCTTGATCGGCGTGACTGGACCTTGGCTGAACGCTGCTCCGACTGCGTTCTCCTACAAGTTCGGTCTGCAACTGGAGATGCTGGACGGTAACGAAGCCGTCGTTGAGTCGTGGAAGTACGAAGGTTGCTTCCTCCAGGCTGTGAACTGGGGTGACCTCGACTACGCCACCGGTGAAAAGGTAACCATTGACCTGACCATCCGCTTCGACCACGCACGTCAAGTCCTGAACTCTGTCGTGACTGGCTCAGCGATCGGCGGCTTGATCAACGGCTGATCGACTTGAACTGAGGCGACCGCGGTCCTTTGTGGACCGGTCGCCTTTTTCACAGGTGAACCAATGAAGCTAGCAGAGCTCTTCTCGCACGGTCACGCTGGCCTGAAGGTCAAGCGC